GTGATGAAGAACGGCGGCAAGGTCCAGACGTCATCTGACACCGCACGCAAGCTGGCCACTGAGATGGGTGGCTACAAGAAAGGCGGCAAGGTCAAGCCGAAGGACGGTCTGGCTGTCATGATCGCGATTGGTAAGCCGATGAAGCCGGCCAAGAAGATGAACGGTGGACCGATGGCATATGCTGAAGGTGGACGGCCCGTTAAGAAAATGGCCGGCGGCATGATGGATTATGCTGAAGGTGGCAAGCCCGTTAAGAAAATGAACGGTGGCACGATGGCTTCTGGCTCGAAGGACATGGAAGCGTCGAAGGTGACGCGCGCTATGGCTATGGGCGGTGACCCGATGGGTTACATGGGTGGCGGCTCTCCGATGGGCTACGCGGCTGGCGGCGCTGGCAAGACACGTAAGGGTCAGGCGCCGATCAAGAAGGCTCAGGGCGGCGCTGCGAAGGTCCGCAAGGGCATGATGACGCCTGAGGGCAACATCATCGACGTCATGAACAAGATGCGCGGCAAATAAGGGCGAGTGCGCGGCTGTGCCTGCAAGATCAAAGCGTCAGTATCGCTTGATGAGTGCAGCCGCGCATAACCCTGCCTTTGCGAAGGCCGTGAGAATTCCGCAGAAGATTGGCAAAGACTATATCGCTGCGACCAAGAATTACAAAAAACTACCGGAGAGTGTGAATGTCAGCCGAGGAACTCGGGCGCCGCGCGATTGAGCGCATAGGCGAACTGCGCGACCGCGCCACTGAATACAGTCTTAATGTCCGTTTTAGGCCGTCTAGCTTTGGGGAGAAGCACATCCCTGCGCTGACGGCAGAAGAGATTGCCCTTCAGGTTCTGGAGGGTAATGCGTTGGTGCGCGCCTACACGGCTGCGATTAGCGTCATCAACGACGAGTACAAGCGTATGTTGCAGCCAGACGACGATAAAAAACCGGATACTAGAAAAGGGAGTATGTATTGATGAGTATGAGCAAGATTGAGCCGCACGAAGAGGCGCTGGCTAAGGAGTTGATCGACGAAGAATTCACGGCCATCACGGGTCGTTCGTTCGATATGCAGCCAGCGGGCTATCTCGTGGCCGTAAAAATTTACGTGCGTCCTGAAGAGCTTAAGACGATCACGCAGGAAGACGGGACGGAAGTCACGCTGTATCTGCCGGATACCGTGCGCGCCGAGGACAAGTATTCCTCCGTGTCCGCGCTGGTGTGCGCCGTCGGGCCCGAAGCCTATCAGGGCGAAAAGTTCGAACGTTCCGGGCCTTGGTGCAAGGTCGGCGATTGGATCCTGATTCCGCGCTACGAGTCGACGATGGTTTCCTATCGCGGCGTTGCGATGGCTCTGCTCCCCGACGACCGTGTGATGGCCGTGATCAGCGGGCCGGAAGATGTGATGTCAGGTAAGTTTGCTGGAAACTTCTAAGGAGCTAAAGCATGTCTATTGATCCAGAAAATCAAGAGCTTCCGTATACCGACGACGGTCCCACCGAGGACGTCGATATCGAGATTACGGAAGAAGATCTTGGCGAAAGCCTTGAGGACTACGAGCAGCAGGAAGAGCCCGAAGAGGAGCAGCCTGAGGCGCCTGAAGAGGTAGCCGAACAGGAAGAGCCTGAAGAGGAAGAGGAGGCCCCCAAGCGCCGCCGCTCGCCTGAGAAGCGTATCTCTGAATTGGCCCGTAAGGCGGCTGAGGCAGAGCAGCGCGCTCAGGCACTGGAGGCCCGTCTGCAGAAGGAGTCGCAGCTGCGCGAGCAGTCTGAGCAGGCGATGATGACGCATTACAGGAACAACCTGAGCGTCACTGCGATGGACCTGAAGCAGAAGCTCTCCGAAGCTCGTTCCATGATGGACAACGAGAAGATCGACGATCTTCAGTACCAGTTCAACAAGACGATGAACGACCTCGAAGCGGTCACGAACTGGGAGCGTGAGCAGCAGAACAAGGCGTCTCGCCCTGTTGAGCCGGCAGCGCCTCAGCCGTCGCAGCAGCAGGTTACGCTTGAGCCTCGCACGGCAGGTTGGATCCAGAAGAATACGTGGTTCCAGCCCAAGTCCGAGGATTTCGATCCTGAGATGCACGAAGAGGCCACCCTCTACGCACGTCGCGTAGAGCGCCGCTTCCGCGCTGAGGGTCGCGATGACGAAATTGGCAGCGTCGACTACTTCACGGAGATCGACCGCCATATGCGCCGGGAGTTTCCCGACGCGTTCGCAGCGCAAGCAACTCCAACTAAGAGGGCACCGCCAATGAGCCGTGATTCAAATGCTGCACCCGTCCAGCGCACCGCTCCGGGGCAGCCTCCGAAGAAGTCGACGAGCATTCGTCTGAGCGCTGATGAGCGTCGCATGGCGCACCAGATGGCGCAGTCAGGCGCGTATCGGAATCCAAACGGCAGTCGCATGAATGACTTGGAAGCTGAAAAATACCATGCAATCTACATCCTGAAAACTAAAAAGGGAGCAAACTAATGGCTCGTTCTTCTCGCATTAGCACCTCGCGTGCCACCGAAACTCGTGAAGCTGGGTTGCGCAAGCGCCCTGAGACGCACTTCCAATCCAAGCTCTATGTCCCGAAGGATAAGATCCCGTCGGGCATGACCTACGCTTGGGTTCGTGAGTCGACTCTAAACGAGCCGGATCCCGATAACATGACCGACCGCATGATCCGCGGCTGGCAGCCGGTTCCCGCTGGCCGTCACCCAGAGATGGTGCCGCCTCCGCTTCCGGGCTATGAAGGCACCGAAGTGATGGTTATCCGTCGCGGTGGTCTGATGCTCTGTGAATGCCCGACCCGCGACGTCGAGGAGCGCAATCGCGAGCGCGATCTAGAAAACATCGAAACCCTGCAGGATGTGGCATGGACCGGTCAGAACGACCCGAACCTGCCGCGCTTTGAGGATAAGGGCACCGGAGTGGCGTTCGAGCGCGTCACTTCGTTTAAGGACTAACCTCCGGTCCACAGTGTATTTCCCTTCGCTGTGGCAACTTACCCCCGCTCGGGAAACTGGGCGGGGGTCTTTTTGTATGCTGTTGACAGCAGTCCTATTTAAGCATAATTTACATCTACATCGACGCCACGTCACGTACCGTGGTCCCTGAGCATGGCAGGCTCACTTCGAGGCTACGTCACGTATCGTAGCAAAAAAACGATTGCCGTTACGTACCGGCAGAAACCAACCCTCAACTTCAGCATGGAGAATCCGTATGGCTTACGGTACCAATGCGCCTCAGGGGCTCGTCCCCGTCAAGAAGCTGGATGGCTCTGCTTGGACTGGCGCGACTAATCCCTATCAGATCACCAACACCTACGCGACCGCGATCTTCCGTGGTGACCCGGTCACCATTAGCTCGTCGGGCGTTCTGGAAGTTGGCGTCGCTGGCTCGGCCTGCGTTGGCGTTTTCTGGGGCGTCAAGTTCACCGACAGCACCGGTCGCGTCCGTTTTGAGAACTACTGGCCGGGCAACCCCGGTGTTCTCACCGGCTCGGTCGTTGAAGCTCTCGTGATCGACGATCCGAACACCGTGTTCACCATTCAGGAAACGAGCGGCACTGGCACTGCGGGCACTCCGCTGGCGCTGACCGACCGTGGTCTGAACGCGAACTTCCTGTACACCGCCGGTTCCACCGCCACGGGTACGTCTGCCGTCTCGCTGAACAACGCGACGGAAGCCGACACCTCGTCGTTGAACCTGAAGATCCTGCAGCTGGACCCGACTCCGGGTAACGCCATCGGGGCCTTCGCGAACTGGCTCGTTGTCATCAACAACCACCTCTACCGGGGTGGGGTGACTGGCGTCTGATCGGTCCAGCAGGGAGATTTGAAAAATGGCTATTAACACTACCGCAATCCGCGACCTGCTCCGGCCCGGTTTGGCCGCCGTTTTCGGCGACTATCCGATGTATCCGGGTCAGTGGTCGGAGATCTTCGAGAAGCACACGTCCGATAAGGCCGTTGAAATCGAAGTCGAAGTCAAGCTGCTTGGTCTGGCTCAGATCAAGGCTGAAGGCGCCTCGACCGCCTACGGTGAAATGGGTCAGCGGTTCGTCACGAACTACGTGAACCGCTACACCAGCATCGGCTTCATCATCACCCGTCAGGCTATCAAGGATAACCTGTATCAGTCGTCGTTCCCGCTGCAGGCGAAGGCTCTTCGCCAGTCGATGGAACAGACCAAGGAAGTTCTCGGCGCGTCCGTTCTGAACAACGGCTTCTCGGCAAACTTCCCGATTGGTGATGGTCAACCGCTGTTCTCGACGGCTCACCCCATCGACAACGGTACGGTCGCGAACACCTTCTCGATCCAAGCCGACCTGAACGAAACCTCGCTTCAGGACGCCATCGTTGGCGTTCAGCGCTTCCGTGATGCTGCGGGCCTCCGTATCATGACGAAGCCGACGAAGCTGATCGTTCCGGCTGAACTGCAGTGGACGGCTACCCGCCTGCTCCAGTCGCAGTTCCGCGTCGACACGGCGAACAACGATATTAACGCGATTTACAACAACTCTGCGGTTCCGCAGGGTCATCGCGTTAACATGTTCCTGACCGACACGAACGGCTGGTTCCTGCTGACTGACGCTCCGAATGGCTTCAAGTACTACGAGCGTGAAAAGCTGGAAACCGACGTCTACACGGACTTCGACACCGACAACCTCAAGGCGAAGGCCATTGAGCGTTATTCGTTCGGTTGCTCGAACTTCCGCGCAGGCTGGGGTTCGCAGGGCGCTTCCTAAATCCCGGGGGTGGGGCTTCGGCCCCACCCTTAGCTATGGAGAAACATCATGACTCATTTCTCTGACGGCGTTCGGGCAGGCA